GCCATAGATAGCTATTTAAGAAGCAAAGGGATAGAAACACTGAGGATTACAGTTAAAGATGATCCAAATAAATATGCTATTAAAATACTGGCATTTCTTCTTAAAAGGATAGGCGATACAAGTGAAATGGCTACCTGAAGAAGTAGAAGTTTTAAAGAAGCTCTATGGTAAAAAGCCAGCCAGAGAAATAGCTAAAATTCTGAGGCGCTCAATGTATTCTATAGAGAAGAAAGCTCGAAGTTTAGGCTTGCATCGTCAAGACTATTGGACGAAAGAAGAAATTGAAATTCTTGAACAGCACTACACTTATGCAAGTAAAGAAGAACTGCTTGAACTTCTCCCTAAAAGGACGTGGAATGCTATCCAAAATAAAGCTAAACAGTTAGGTTTAAAAAGACGAACAAGGTTTAAAAACGAGCAAGACTTTAAGCAGTATTTAGAGTCTCTAAGAAAAGTGGTGGAATTTTAATGCTTAAATTGACCCACGAATACAAACGAGTTATAGCTTTGATCTCTGACTTGCACGTTGGAAGCCGCTTTGCATTGTGGCCTGAAGACTACACAAGCCCTTTTGACAAATCCAATATTTCAGCTATGATGAATCCAGGGCAGAAGAAAATCTTGAGCTACTGGAAAGACTTTGTTAAGACTTGCAAAGACTTTAAAGCTGACAGCATATTCTTGGTAGGCGATGCAACTGCAGGCTACAACCCCAAAGAGCATGGAATGTACATGATGACAACCGATATAGAAGAGCAAATAGAAGCTACAGTCAAGCTCTTGGAGCCTTTATGCAAAGGAAGAAAGCTTGCAGTCTGGAGAGGAACTCCATATCATGAATCTCTAGCTACAAACATTAAGATACATAAAGCCATAGCTGAGCGCTTGAACGGCACTTACTTTGATGCTGTAGCTAACATAAAGCTTGTTCCTTCCAAGAGAGTAGCCAATGTAGCTCACAAGAGCACTGGAGCTGTCATGTACCCTGAGACAGCTATGGGCAGAGATATGCTGACTCTAAAAGAAGCTGAAGCTTTGGGCTATTTGCCTACTAAGATAGACGTTATAATTCGAGCTCACAGGCACAAGTGGTGCCACATACACAAGAGAGGAGTACACTTTATCCAGCTTCCTTGCTGGCAAGCCTTTATACCTTGGTACGGAGCTGTACGCTGGTATACTAGGATGCAGCCTGATTTGGGCGGGGCCATAATGCTCATAGACAGCAAAGACCGAATAAGAGTGTTTCACTTCCTCTATCCTGCTGTCCACATAGCGGACAGGACTTTAAAGTTTTAAAGGAGGTGAAATCTTGAAGGAAATAACTGCTAAAGTGATAACTGTGCTCTTCTGGCTTTGCGTCGGTGTCTTAGTCCATGACTATGCCCATGCTCTTTGGCAAATCGGTGGTATACAGGAAGTCTTAAGCTTACAAGGTGGCTGGGTGGCACTGTTCTGCATGGTCTTCCTCTGGATATTGCAAGGAAGCTTAGGCTTCTTGACTTATATGAAAACAACCAAGTACAGGATCATGGAAGAAGTGTCAAAGGGAACTCTAGGAATTCTAGGAGTCAACATTGTTGCTTTGGGCATTACATTAGTAAAGACAAACCTTGACATATTATCAGTTGCTATACTGGCTTCAGGGGTAGCTTTATTAATTGCATTCGCCTATTGGGTATCGAAGGAGATAGAAGCTCATGCAGCCTCGACGCAAAATTAGAAAATTAAGAAAGAAAATATTAACTGAAGGATGCAGCTTCGAAGAAGCTATCCTTGAAATACTTGATATCCTTGAGGAAATGGAGGTGAAATAATGTCTACCTCTCTTAAAACTGGTGATACAATCACATATCCAAAAGACTTCGAAGTAACTTACACTTACGAAGAAACAATTTACTGCTGGAGATGCGGATTCAAATGCAAAAGCAGCTGGAATTACTGCCCTAAGTGTGGAGCTGAATTATGCAAAAGGTGATGTGAATGAACATAGACAAACTAGCTAAACAGCTTCTGAAATACCCGAATGTAACTGGGTACTCAAAGAAGTTAAGGAAGAGAATCAAAGACGGGAAAATAGTCGAAGAATGGTGCATACAAGTCCATGTATCAAAGAAAGTCCCTCTAAAAGAGCTTAAGCTTAACGAAATGATACCTGCAGAAGTAGATGGAATACCTGTGGATGTTGTAGACATCGGTGAATTAAGGGCTTTGTCTATAGACAAAACTAAGAAATTTCGGCCGTTGCAGCCAGGAATAAGTATAGGGAATTATGCAATTACAGCTGGGACTCTAGGAAATTTTGTCTTTGGAACAAAGAAGCCTTTCAAAGGAGAAGTCTTCATTGCTTCGAATGCTCATGTTCTCTGCGACAATCCAAGCCTTGAAAAGCCCAGAGAAGTCGACATTGTACAGCCTGGCAGGTACGATGGAGGAACCCACAAAGACAAAGTGGGAGAGCACCGCTGGCACCAGAGAATCAAACCTCTAGGCTCTGAGTCGTCATGCCCAATATTAACTAATGCTGCTAAAGCAGTAAATTGGCTACTAAAGAAGTTCAAGAGAAAAAGCAGAATTTCAGTCTATACAGAAGAAGCCAACCATATTGACTTTGCTGTAGCTTCAATAGATGTTCCTTACATGTTTAAGCACGCTGACAAAGTCTTTGGCAGCTCGTATGAATGCATAGGCTACGGCTTCGCTGGGAGCGGCAAAGTAAGCTTGGTATGCAAAGGCAAATACATCGAGAATGAAGGTTTCCTTTATCTGAATCATGAAGGGCAGCCTAAGCATTTCGCTCAAGGCTTTGTAGGAGACATAGTTGAGAAGTCAAGCAGAAATTGCTGGGCTCAAGCTACAATAATAGACGACAGTGCTTATGAAGTAATAAACTACGGAAGCTTCTATGCTGCCTTTGACGATGTAATAATAACGTCTAAACTTTTGGATCCAGGGTGCAGCGGCTCTGCAGTCTACAGGAAAATCTTGGAGGGAAGCTTGTGGAATCCGACATAATTATCCCAGATTGCCGAGGCAAAGAATTCCTTGTATGCAAGCGTAAAGGAGGTGATTATGAGCTTAGATTCATAAATGATGAAGGTGAAACTGTTTTTGTTTTCTGGTTTGCTATTAAACCCCCCGTTTCTCAGAACAGCAACATTATTTCTAGGTTGTTGCAAATAATTTCTGAGCTTGTTCTCAGAAGAAATAATTATTAATGGTTAATTTTGTTTGTGTATACTGGAGGAGACTTCCAAGAGTTCGTGCCTAGAGAGCTATCTAAGGTAATAGCTTCATGGCAAGAGAAACTTAGAGAAATCAAAGAGTAACACTTTCTAAAAGCAAGGAACCCTCTTTCACTTTAAAACATTATCCTCTCAGTTTTCCTTTACTTACGAATGCTAAACTTCCATCAGTTTCATAGACCTCTATTTGTCCATCAGCATATTCTATTTCAACAATGAATTGTTCGTCTTCGCGTCCTATCTCAATATAGCCCTCTCTTACAGCAACAGATGGCTGGCACTGCGTAAGGATTCTCATATCTCCTTGGTAGCCTGTCAACTTCCAAGTAGTGATTCTCTTGATGTCCTTCTTGGTTAAACTTTTTACTTTCATCGGTGATAGTGCTCCTTTTCTTCATAAGTGTATATCCTTAAATTATAATGTTCAGTATCTGCCCCTTTGTTCTCAATCATTACATTTATTCGGCCATTATTCCCTTCTGAAAGCCAGAATACCAGTGGAATACAAACGCAATGCATTGAAGGCATTGAACCAGAATCGGGAACTGACTCTTTTCCAAACCATTCCTTCACCTTCATAGCTGACACATTCCTTGTATAAACACTGTCAATCCCCCGAACTCGAATGTTGGTTTCTGCAGTTGTGTTACTACTATCTGAATTTAATGAAACAGCTACTGTTGCAGTAATTAATCGGTTATAATCTTTGGTTGGTAAAGAAAGATCTATACTTTCAAAGCTGCCAGAAGAGACTGTTACTTTTTGCCAATCAAGATTGTACATATTATATGCCCAAGTCGACGAAGCTGCTGCTCTTATTTCACTGAATGTTACATTGTCAATGTATCCATAATCATTTGCATTGTTTGCATTGTAAAAGTACACTCTCACCTTTGCATATTTTGCATTGCTAGGTGAAGTGACATTGTTTTCAGCTACATGCTCGTCAGTGTCATTGTATTTTTTGTCCAGAACAGTGCTCGTAGAGATGTAGCTTTTGCTCTTATTGTACCAAGCAACAACGAATCTGAAATAGCCTGAATTTGCTGTTCCATGCTTAACTGTAAACCTGCATAAATATTTCCGTTCCGGCTCTACTGTTATATACTGCGATATCAAACCAGCATAGTAGCTGGCTCCTGATCCATTGACAGTGCATTTTAAGCATTTACCACCTTTCTTTGTCCAATTACTAACAAGAGCTATGTCTCCTCCGCACAGGTATTTAGTCCAGAAATCAGGCACACCATCTTCGTCAAGGTCTTCTTCGAAGCATCCGTTAGTTAATAAATCTTCTGGGGGAAGATTATATCTTGTAAGAGGTTGTTTAGGAATAATAGCTACTTTATCTAGTGTTGTTCCCGATGCGAATCTAAGTTGGTTTAAGTCGCTTCTCCACCACAGCTTACCAGCTTCATAAGAAGGATCGCTAGAAAGACTGTCAAAACGTATATGCTTTGTCTTCAATGTGCCATCTACAACTAGTTCTCCAGTAATCTTTGCTCTGAAGAGAACATCATCAATATAAACACCAGCATCTACATAGCAGTAAAGTCTGATCCTTGCATACATTGCATTGGCTGGAGCTATTGCATCTAAAATCAAACAAGTCCAACTTGATAGGTTAGAATAGCTTTTCCCTACTTGACTCTCTGATATATAACTTTTATCTACTGTGTACCAGTATATTTGTAGGTAAAACGAACCACTAGAAGCACTTCCTGCATTCTTCACATAGACCTCGGCATGATACTCTCCTCCTGGCTTTACGGGTAAATACTGACTACATAGATAGCCAGACTGCCCTAGCTCAAGACCATAGTCTCCAGTTCTCTTTGCATCACCAGTCACACTAGCGTAATAGTTATCACCCCATTCTGATAGATCTCCCTTCTCAAAGCCTCCATCTGACAGTTCATTACCAGTACCACCTATCATTAGCTTTTCAACTGTGATAGTTCTGGCTGCAACTTTGTTGGTTGTAACTGCACCGGCTGCCAGCTTGTCTGTGGTAACGGCACCAGAAGCTATTTTTCCAGCAGTCACAGCTCCGCTGGCAATCTTCTCAGCTATGACTGCTTCGGCTTCTATCTTCTCAGAAGTCACAGCTTCAGAAGCGATTTCTTGCGCTGTAATGGTTCCTGCAATTATCGAGCCTCCATGTATTATCGTTGCATTCCAAATTGTTTTGTGAGTGCCATTCTCATTCAAAGCGATCAGGAATCGGTTTTCAGCCCAAGCTGGCTTCGTGTTTGATGTGGAGAAGCTTGTGTCTCCTTCAGTCCAGTAAATGTACTTTAGATTGGTGTTGCCTGAAGAAATATTGTAGCTGTTTCCTTTGTAATACACAGTGCAGGAAGACCAGGCAACATAGCCTGAAGAAGGAGAATTATCGGTGAATGTTAATCCGTCGACGAATATTTGGGCAACAGTAAGCTTGCTTGCATCGACTGCTCCAGCTTGAATCTTTGCTGCTGTGACAGCGTTGGCTGCAAGCTCATCGGTGCTCACTGCTCCTGCAGCTATCTTCCCAGCTGTTACAGCATCAGCTGCTATTTTCTCTGAAGTAATTGCACCGGCTGCTATCTTAGAAGCTTCAACTGAGTTGGCTTGGAGTTTGGGTGTAGAAATAGCGTCGTCAGCAATTTGGGTTTCTATTATTTGCCCAGAAAGATCATCAGTTGGAACAGCAGCAGTCCATTCATTCCCCGTGGATCTGTAAAGCTTATTCTCTGTCGTTAAAAATACAACTGCACCTTGCGGATAATCAGAACTAGGCAACGAAGGAAGGCTATCCACAATCTGAACAGGGCGAATGCCTGAAGCAAATTTAGCTAAAGTGACTGCTCCGCTTGCAAGCTTAACGTCGGTGACTGCTCCGTTCAGAATCTTTTCCGCGGTAACCGCATCAGGAGCAATGTCTGGGCCGTCAACCTTCAAAGGCTCTCCTGAAACGCTGCTTGATTTGCTGCTCTCATTCTCTGCAGAATCCACAGCTGATACAGCGAAATAGTATGTAGTGTAAGCTTCATTGTCTTTTTTTTTCCAGAAATAGAAAGGCCTCGAGCTTTCTCCAGCCACGTTTGTCGGGGGGCTTGAAGTTCCGTAGTAAATTTTGTAGTGGCTCAAATCGTTCGCTGATACAGAATCCCACTCAAGAATTACACCGTTCAAAGTTTCGTATGCGCTTAGATTAGACGGAGTCGACGGAGCTGTATTGTTTGCTTTAGTCGTTACTGTCACAGTCGACGACCAAGACGAGAATTTACCTAGCTTACTCATTGTGCAAACATGCACTTCATAATTTGCGTTTTCTTCTAGATCAGGAGTTGCCACTGTGATTGTTGAGCCCGAAGAAGGCTGGGCAACGTGGATATGTATCCACTCGGAATCTCCTTCCTTCCTGTAGCCAACAACGTACCCACCAGCATCTTCCACCAAAGTAATTGTAATCTCAATCCAAGTTCTGAAAATGCTTGCAGTGTCAACTTCTTTGGCTTCTGCTGAGAACGTAGGAGAAGCAGGAACATAATCGTTTATGTCGGTGACATCGTCTTCAGTTTTCTTAAAGTACTCGTCTAAAGACGGTGCTTGTTCTTCGTATATCGGGTATATCCCGTACTCTTCGTATTTCTTGAAGTCCTCTAATTCCTTGTCTAAAGTTTTGATTCTCTTCTCAACTTCAATTTTCACTTTATCTATAGTCTTAGTTACGGCTAAAACTTTGTAGGTGCCGCTTAAGCCTAATTCAGGCTTGTTAAGAGATACAGTGTCTCCTGGGTAAAGATTATAGCCTTGGCTTACTTTAAGAGGCAAAGTTACTCCGCCAGACTCTGTATTTAATTCATTAAGCTTCTTTTGAGCCAATGTGTTCAAAGTGTCAACGTCCATTGCTCCTTTCTCTGTGAATACAGCTATATTGTCTCCTGTTCCGGCACTACCTTCGATATAGTCACCATTTTCGTCTACACTGCGCACTATAACTTTGGTTATTTTCTGGCTCCTATCCACTGTTCTCTTAGGCCATTCCAAAGGTTCAACAGAAACATTTGTATGCTCCTGTCTAGTCCCTATATTGAATGTAGGATTTAGTGAAGCATCCCAGTCCGCCCAAAAGTCTTTGTTTACAGCATCAGCTAAGAACTGTGCTGCTTTCAAGCAGTTGCTCCTTATGAAGCGGACAGAAACAGTTCCAGATGGGCATTCTCCTTTCTGGACTCCAGCTTCATCGCAGATAGCTTGTAGCACATTCGATATTGTCTCTCCTACATATTCAACTTGATGAGATGAGCCCGACGGTATAATTTTAGGATCCATTTCAACGTAAGCTTCAGGGTAAGCAAAGCAAACCAATAAGTCTTCGCTGTATTCTGCTCCTACCAGTAAGCCTTCGAAGACTACTTCGCCGCCATAAAGAATTCTTATTTTCTTATCTGAGCCAACAAAAGTTCTGTTGCTGCTTGTATTGGGTAATATAAATAAGCATTCTTCATGTCCGTTCAGTTCTTGGTGTATCTTCTTGAATACAGCATCACTTTTCTCAGTCCATTCTGAACCTGTGTAATATTCTACTTTCCACATTACTCCATCACGTGGTGCTCTGATCCTCTATAGAATTCCATCTTATATGTGTAAACATTCGGGTACCCGCCTACTTTTCTGTAGACAAAAGAAGTCAAAATCCATGTGTCATTCAAATTGCTGTCTAATTCAGAAAGGGTTACTTCCTTATAGACTCGACCCAGCATAGGAAGCAAATAGTCATTGAGCAAATCTGAATCACTCTTCCCTTTCTCATAAAGCAAGCCTTCCAAAGTTAATACATCAGGCTTCATTCCGTAGCTAAGCAGTATAGCTTTGCTTCCAGGCTTAGTCAAAGACTTAGTTATGCTTGTGTACTTGACTACTATGCTTTTAGGGTTTCTAGGCCAAGTTATTTCTGTTGAGTCCCAGCTGAATTTCATTACAGTTTCCTCCTGCGTGCAGCTTCAGCTACTGCTATACTAGCATCATGAATTAATTCTTCTTTGTCCACATCAGAAGCTAAATGCTCAACGTTAAATGTTACATAAATAACTGAGTAGCTTGAGCCGCTTTCGATTCCTCTGAGAGGAGCAGTACCCGCAGGACTTTTAATTGTTCTCAATTCCCCGCCTAGTTCGAAAGTCTCCCCAGTAGTCTTAGCTATTTCCTTATTAAACTCTTTAAGAGCTTTAGTCATTTTGACTACATGAGGTGTAGCATGCTTGAAGCACAGATTCCATAGAGCATCTGCTACACCACCTAGGAAATTAGCTACTCCTCCTAATACATTGTTTATTGTTTCTAATGCCCCTTTGAACCAGTCTAATACAGGCTTAAGAACAGTCCAAATTATATTAGCAACCCACTCAATAGCCTGCTTAACTTTCATGAAAATATTGTACAAAGCTTGAAGTATCGGCATGAGGACTGGGGACAAGAAATCCCAAAGCTTTTGGAAGCCAACTACTAAAGCTCCAACTATGATCCTGGTTAATTCATAGATTATTCTTCCAATATTATAGAAAATCTCTCCTATTTCTTCAAGTATAGGCATTATAGGCTGAAGAGCAGACACTAAGCTGTTCCATACTCCTTGGAAGAAGCTTACTATTTCGCTCCAATGCTGAATAACTAAAATTATCCCTACAATAGCTGCTGCAACAGCTGCTATAATAGGCAACAATGGACCCAAAGCTCCTAATAAACCACCTAGAGTTGCTATGAGACCTTTCCCTGTGACTGCAGCTAGCATGCTGTTCATGGCTACAAGCTGCAATACAGAACCTAAGCCTGTAAGTATTGGGCTTAACATGTAAGCTGCAGTTCCTACTGCAATCATCAAAGGAGCAAAAGGCATAAGAAAGCCTATGATTTTCGCTATTATAGGGATTAGAGGTTCCAAAGCTTGTATTAAACTTAGAATCAAAGGAACTGCAACTCGTACTCCATCCACGAAAGCTTTTATGAATTCTGGGCCTACATTTTTTAGTATTGATATTACCATAGGAATAACATCGCGAGCAAAGTCAGTTAATACAGGAATAACTTCACCTTTCACGCTTTCCCAGACTTCGTAGAGAGCATCAATAAGTTGGTTAATATAAGGTAAGAGAGGCTCTATAGCTTCAGCTGCTATCAAAGCTATAGTGGCTTGCAGATTCTGCATAGTCCCTTGAAGCTTCAATCCTGTCTCAGACACTACGTCTATAGCTTTCTCTAAACGTTCCTGGGACTGAGCAGTGAGTAAACCTGTAGCATACAGCAAACCTAACGCTGAAGCCGCTGCTTCTACAGACCGCTCCCAGCGTAATAAAGTCCCTAAGCCTTTCCTTATAGGCCTGAGCATCCAATTAAGCAGTATTCTCCCTACAACTATAGTCCTGAAAGCAAACCAACCTAAGCGGTAGCCTGCACGAGTAAGAGCTCTGCCTAGTCGGCTGACTCTTTGGCTTAACGTCACATAGCTTTTAGCTGCTCGAGCTTCATCTTCAGTTAACCTCCTTATAACCTCAGAGAAAAACTGATGGCTTCTTGTAGAAGGAACAATTTTTGCTTTCTCTTCTGCAAAAAGCTGCTTAGCTACGCCTAGAGCTTTCTCTAAGCGTTCTTTGTCAGTCACTACTTCTCGTATCCGTCTAGAAGCATTTCCATAGACTCCTATCAAGCTTCTCAGCTTGTCCTCTACTCTGCTGGCTACTCCAGGATGCTTCTCGAGCCATTCGAGTATCAGCTGTATTCTAGCTTCTCTAGCTGACATTTCTTAGCCCATAGTCTCCTTCTTTTCCTCTTAATCTCCTCTTTTAAGCTTCCAGGCTCCTCCTCTTCAGCTGTTAATTGAGCTATTATAGCAGCATCTAAGAGTAAATCTTCGAGAGGCGATTCACTTATCCTGAGCACTTCAGTTGGCCTTTTTCCTGTTCTTAGGGCGAGAGCTCCTGCCAGTTGAGCCAGTGGATTTCTGGCGAAATTTCTGCCTTTTCTTTATCCCTTTAGCAGTTAAACCATTGAATTCCAATATCTCTTCGAACAAGGCTACTAAATCTTCTATTTCCAAGTCGTCTATACACAAACATTTAGGGCATTCTTCATTCTTCTTCTCTTTCTTGATTCTAGGCTTGACTACGCATGCTGGTATTATTATGTCTATGAGCTCAGGAAGCTTTTCTTTAACATCTATGCTGCTCAGAGCTTCATTTATATTCTCTAAGTCTACGTCTTCTGGAAGCTCAAGTAAGCTAGCTAATTCCAAAGCTGCTTTAGGAGGAATCTTCCTTATTATGAAGACTGGATGCTTACCTGAAGCAGTTGTAGAGGGCAGAACAACTTTCTCTATTTTCCCAGCTAAGTATTCTTCAGCAGTTGTGTACTCCAACTCTATCACCTCTAGTAAGCTGAATCCTTGTTGTATAGGGTTATTTTATTGTTGTCGTCGTCAAGAACTTCTAAAACTAAGCGCTGAGTTAATCTGTCTCTTCTGCTCACCGAAGCTGGGTTCTCCTTGACTACGCATTTAGGCAAGCTTATTACAAGCTCATAGTTAGGTTTGTCTGTGACTCCTGACGGTGCACCAGTCAACGTTATAGTTACATCGAATGTTTTCTCTTCGTCTGCAGGCTCAGTCTCGTTGCTCTCTGCAGCCCAGAAGTTCTTCCTTGCAGCCCAAGACTTCCACTTCAAGTCAAATTCTAAAGTCCACTCTGAGCTCTCAAAGTAGATCTCAGGCAGTTTCCTGCTCCCAGCTTCATGGATGTCGTCTGGTCTGCTGTGTGCAATCTGGAACCTGAAAGCTTCAATGTTGCTTACCGTTAAGCCTCCTGAGCTTGTTATGCTGGCATCGTGAAGTACAAATGGCCGTACAGAATCTAAAGTTAGCATTGAAGATTTGTCCACTTCTTTCTCCCAACGGTACTGAATTTCAGCTTCTAAAGTGACTCGCTCTCGAGCTGGAGCTTCCAGAGTCAAAGTCTTGATTAAGCAACCCAAATACTGCAGTGCTTTATCTGAGATTTCTCTGTTGTCTTGGACAGTGAATGATTTAATACTGCTCAAATCCAAAGTGTATTCATGCTGGTACATCTCAGATGAGCCTACCTGAGTTGTAGTCACTGAGCCTAAAGCCCACTTAAGGAAGTAGCCTATAGCATGAGGTCTAGCATATTGAACTACTCTCCCTGTCCCTACAAAGGGGCCTAGAATTGACACTGGCTTCATTACATACGCTGACTCTAAGTCTATAAGTCTCCCTTGATCCGGTGCAAAGTCTAAGTCTATGTAAGCTAAGCTTTTGTCCATCTCAGCAGGCGCAGTCCCGTATGTAGTTTCTTCTCCTATGTCTATCCATCTGGCTGACATTACTCCTCCTTCTCCTTCTTTATTTTAACTTTAATATGTCCACTTTTAGACATATTCAGTATAGCTTCGCAGACTATTTCGCTCTCATTGACTGGCTTATCAGGGAAGCCTCTCTCCTTCATTATATTCTGCAAAGCTTTCCAAGCTTCTTCGCTTAGGGTTATTACTCTCTGATATGTTCTCTTGCTCATGTTCATCACCACTGAGCTTTTATCGTGAGCCGGATCATAGCATTGTAGTAAACGAAAGTCTCAGCTGCCCCGAATGTGTAGATTATCTGGTTAACAGCTAAATCTTCCCAGACTCCAGGATTGTAAGCATCCTCATCAAGCTTGTCTTCCACTAGGCCAACCAAGGATATGAAACTTTCGATTTCCTCTTCAGCATTGCTTTGAATGTCAGCTTTGACTCTGACTAATAAGTTGAATTCTAAATTGTGCAGGTTCTCAGCTGTACTCTCTGGAGCTACAGTGTCTCTTCTTAAGTGTACCAGAATGCATCTGCTGTAAGGCAAATGCTTCCTGTATCCTTTGAAAACATGTTCTTCGAATTCGTCGATTTCCTTAAGTTTTGTTACTAAAGCATCTAGAATAGCGTTTTTACTCTCTCCGCTTCCCAACTTACTCACCGACTCACGTATAAAATTCAAGCCTTTGAGCTATTAAAACTTTTCTAAATCCAGAGAATTTTGGCTCGAGCTGGCTTAGGGAAGAATTTTTTCTCTATCTCAGTGATTTCCTCTTTCCATCTCCTCAGAGTCTCGGAGATCTGTGTGTTAACAAAAGTCTGGAAATCTCCGCCTACAAAAGAGCCTAATCGAGCAGGCTCACCGCTTTCCACTGCAGCTTCTAAAACTCTCATTCCGACTTTCAATGTAGCATAACGATTCAGGATTTCTTGAGGAAGATTCCAACCGTATGAGTAAGAAGCTTTCAGAGCAGCAGGCCCAGTCTTCAAGGGAACACTGCTGTAGATAAAGAATGCAACTCCATGCTCTTGCCCAGCTCGTCCTTTAATGGTCAAAACCATGAAGTCGCTGTCTGCACTTTCATCCCAACCTGTATAGTAGCCTCTGGTTAATTCCTTCCATTCTGGAGTGTCAGTAAGAGAACTTGTTCTCCTGTACAGAGTTACTGTTTTACTTGGTATAATAGGATAATATTGATTCTCTTGGATAGGTATTACCACTCCGTTCTTGAGCTGCTCAGGGTCAATGCCTTTGCACAGCATCTTAAATCTAGTCAACGGTCGTAAGCCTATCCTTATCTTAGGAACACTGAGATAAACATTGCTAGCTGAGTATCCATCTCCAGCATTAGCATTGTCATCCCAGCCTAATTTCTTTGAGTCTATCTCCTTTTCAACTTCTTTTATCCATAAGTTAACTTGCTGAGATGAAGGCCTAGTAGAATCAGTGATTTCCATCTGGACAAGATTCTCAATTTGCTTCTCATCGGTATACTTACCCATTAAACTTCACCTAAGTTTATTTCTTCAGCGAGCCAATCATACATGAAATCATAGACGTAATTCATTGTGTTCTCCAAGAAGTCGTAGCCTACAAAGCCTGGATGGTGAACCCAAGCTTTAACAACCCACTTTCCTTCTTTAAAGAAAGCCAGAGCTCTCTTGTTCTTAGGATATATGTAATGAGGTCGAGCTCCATCGTTCACTATTCGAGCATAAGGAGCGTCAGCTATTATCTTCCTTGCATCAGGCAAGCTCTCAACTCTAATAGATCTTCTTAATCTCCCTGTTTTCTTAGGCACAAGCTCTTTCATTTTCTGCTCTGCATGCCTAGCTAAATTGTCTAGAACTCGGTTGGGCCAATGTATTCGGGCTATACGGCTTACTCTCTCGATTAATAAAACTGCTTCATATAAACCTTTGACTTCTACTTTGACTGACATTAATGCCTCTTCCTGTTCACTGCTAAGTCTACAACTGCAGAGCCGTCCCCGCTTCCGTCGTAAGTCACTTTTATAGCATCCCAGCATTGAACAATGTCCTCAGGAGTTAGTAATCCTGTAGAAGTGAATTGCTGAGTGCTGCCTATCTGCTTCCACACAGGGCTTGAAGCATCAGCATCATAAGTTCCATAAACCTTTATGTTCACTGTATATGTTCCACTTATTGTTACTTTCCCAAAGACCGTTATTCTAGCATAATTCAGAACTCGAGCTATTATAGCAGTAGTTTCATTAACTGTTCCGCTAATATTTTTGGTTACTCTCTCTTTTTTACCTACAGCCAATTAGCCCACCACAAGCTTTAGTATTAGAGCAAGAACGCTTAAAAACGTTCCTGCTCCTAAAAGAGTCTGAAGCCAGTAGCCTCTCTTGAGCCATTTCATTTCTGTTTCTACCCTTGTCAACCTGTTGTTGAGAGCCAAAGCCCAACTCGGCATTGGGTTGTTCTTCTTTTTCTCTTCATTCAATTAAAGCACCAGCAATATGTCTTCTTTTAGACATATCATTCATGGCCGAATGCAAACCAATATCCGTCTTCTCCTTGAGCAGTCACAATGGTAACCGCACTGCCATCGCAAGGCAAAGTTTCATTGACTACAGGAGCATCAGACACTACAGAGCTTCCTTTGTGCTGCAAGACAATGAATTCACAGACTTTCAAGCCTGTATTTATGTTTCCTCCAGTATCAGTAGCTCCATTGGTGAATGTTCCCCAAGTGACTACTTTATTGCCGAAAACGGTTCTGCCCAAGATGGTTGAACTAAATGCCATTTACACTCCTCCTCTATTTAATTGGGAAGATCATCGGCTTTAAGCCTCCCAATTCACGCTTACTTTATGTCTCGGAGCTTTCCTTGGACGTTGAACCTGTAGCAGATGAGCTCGCCTACAGTCAAGTATGCTCCTTCAATTCTCAGCTTGTCTTGAGCTACATAGCTTGTGTAGTCTCTCTTAGTCTCCATATATCTAGTCGGAGCAGCAACCTTGAACGATAAGTATTCAGTGTCTAAGAACATTGCTTTACTTATTGTATCACCGTAGCTTGAGTCTGTGCACCTCATAGCTGCAGTTGTGATTATAGGTATACCTCTGAAAGTGGCTACGCTGAATCCTGCTTCGACTCCTGAAGCAATGCCTCTTACTCCGCCGTATTGAGGCATTACTTTAGCTTCTCCCATAAATCTGCGCTCAGGCTCCAATATCTCTGATAAAGCAGTGACAAAGTCTGCTCCTGTAAGGATTACGTCAGGCTTTCCTCCAGCTTCGATGATTGTCCTCCAGACTTCCTCGATGGCCCACAGAGTTAAGTCGCCATCGGTGCCTAGAGTTCCGCCTGGCGCTTTAACTACAGCATCGTATGTAGTTCCTGAGTCTCTGTCTATGTCAAGGATTCCATATTTCTTCCACGGATCGTAGAAATGATCGTGGCTTCCACCCACAGCATCTTCTTCTGCATCGCTGGCTATAATTCTGTCCAGAGTCTCAAAGTTGTCAGTTCCAGCCCAGTTCCCGGAAGCATTCCCAGCTAAGTACTCAACAGACTGTACAAGCATTGTGTTTATTATAGCAGCATGCTCCTTGCCCAATTCCTCTCTCATCAAAGGAATGATTTCTACTGAATCATCTATGCTTGACATGAACTCATAGATTTCTTCAGTGCCCCAAGTGTGTATGACTTCTTTAGGTTGAGTGGCATTCACTACTATAGTAGGAGCTATAGTGTCAGGCAGAGCTCCTCCTCGTGAAATGCCTCCAGCCAATTCAGCTCCGGAGTGAGCCCAAGACTGTCCAGCAGCAGTCAAGAGCCTCCAACCGCTTTGCTTCCAGACTTCTTTAGGCAGGATAGCAAAGACATTCTTCTCGTAGTTAAGGAAGCTCCAGACTTTGCGGCCGAAGAGAGGCTGGACCCAGTCAGGAGCAGTTGTGTAAGCTGGAGTAGCAGGAGTAACGTCTGCATCGGCTTTCCTTATTATAGGCGAGCCGTAGAATTTTCTCTCTAGCTCCCTTAGTTCTTTGAGGTTCTTTTCAGGGTCGTCTATACGCTCTTGTACGTGCACCATCATAACTCACCTTTCCTTATCTTTGAGAAAGGAATCTTGTACAATTCCTCCAGAGATATGTCCATCAGAGTCTTCTTTATTTCTGTCTTAGCAGGAGCCACAGACTTCTTGACTTCAGTTGTCCCTCCTAAGCGCTTGTTCAAAGCATCTTCTATTGCTCTCTCAATCATTCCCTTAAGGTCTTTCTCTGGGTAAGGCTCTTTGTACGGCTTCTCTTCTTCCTCTTCTTCTTCGTCTTTAGGTTTCTTAGCTTTCTCTTCCTCAGCTTTTTCATTCTCTTTCTTCTCTGGATATGGCTCTTTGTAAGCCTTAGGCTTTTTCTTTGCTTTCTCTTCTAAGTCTTCATCTTCGCTTTTCTTAGCTTTAGCTTTGCATTCTTTAACGCACTCCTTGAAGCTTTTCCCGCTCTTTAAGCATCTAGACATGCACTGTTGGTATTCTCCTTTGATTACTCCTTCTTCAGCTAAAATCTCTAAGGCTTTCTCGAAATCGCTTGGTTCACCAGATTCTGCCTTTTCTTTGTATGCTTTAGGCTTCTTAGGTTTCTTGTAGGCTTCAGGTTTCTTTTTCTTCTCTGCTATCTGTTCTTCGAGAGCATCCAAGCGCTTGCCTAGATCTGCTACAAGCTCCAAGACTTTCTCCAGAGTGATTTCTTCTTCACTCATTTCTTCCACCTTTCTCACTATATATGGCGCTTTATCTACGGGAAGAGAGGCAACGCCACCTTTCCTCTCTTCTCCGGTTAGGAGCAAGCGTTCAGGCTTGCTTTGCTTGCTCCGTAACAGTACCAAGTCATACAAATCTAAATAATCAGTATAAGAATATTCTCCTTCATCTGTTATCCACTCCATAGAATTCCAAATGTCCATTCTCCCTTTTCTCCTGAGCTCATTATGGATCCTGGTTTGTATAGCTCTGCCTAGCCATTCCTGAGTAGTAGGAGCTTTGATGTCGTAGTCATGACCATAACCCAGTTCTGCATTTCTGCCCACTAATCTTACTATGCCTCTAGTAAGAACTATTCCGTCTGGTAATGCATCTAAAAGATTGTCTCTGAAAACATATCCTCCTTTCCTCAATGCTTTCATAACTGTAAACAAACAAAGTTTATTAGCTGGTCGGTCTACAACGCTTATCTCATGAAGCTCAAGTTTGTCTATTCTATTGTAAGAGCGACCATTATGAACATAGGTAGAAGCTAAAACTTCTCCAGCTATCGAGAAACCTCTAAGTTTGCCTTCTTGTATAAGCTTCCAAGTTTCTCTGCCTTTCTTGATGTCTTGCCTTATCTCAGCTAGAATAAACAAGCCTTTGTCGTCTACTCCGGACTTGTACTTTTTACCTTGGGAATCAGTGTATTCAAGAAGAACTCGGCCTACAGGGATATTGGAATGCATAACGTGAACGTGAGCGTAATCTAAATCTTTGATGAAATGCTCCCATGCTTCCTTCAGAGTCTCCAAGGGTATTTTGTCTCTTTGCTCATCGACTATGTCTACTGAAGCATAGCCTCCAATAACATGCCTTTCTTCGTCTACTTTGCTTATTTCGCACCACAGGGAGAATGGAGCTTTGCATTGAGCTTGCATAGGATCACAGTTAATTCTATCATTGCTAGATTTATAAACTTTTCTTAGTTAAGCTAAATACCATAGTATCGTTCGAACTTATTTAGACTAAATTAAGTTTATTTATACAAATTTGTACATGTGTAAAATTATACGAATAAGTTTGTACAGAGCAATACATTAATATTTGAAGTTTCAAATGAAGCTTCGATAGAAATGCCTAAAAAAGTTACATTGCCTAAATGGCTTCTAAAGCTCATGAGAACCAGAGACATGACTCTAGAGCAAGCATACGATTTTGTAAGGAAGCATGGATTCAAAGTGAGCATAGGCTGGCTCTCAATGCACAAAGACTTGTGGAAGCCTAGGCGTAAAAGAGAACTTGTATTCCGCGAAGAAGACAAGTATTTAGACAGCGATTTAGCCAAGAGAATAATGCTGTTCAAAGGCAAGCATTTAGAAGACATGAGCGAGAAGAAGCATTTTACAGCTAAAGACTTAGAGAAATTTACGGAGAGGACTCCTGAAGCCTGTGCAGAATTCGCTAGGCAATGCTTGGTGTGGAAAGGGAAACCTATCGAGCTCCAAGACTACCAGCTTAAAATGATAGAAGGCTGGTTAGGCCCTAAACCTACAGTGTATCCTATAGGGAGAGGAGGAGGCAAAGACTTTACCTTAGCTGTTTTCTTAGCATGGTATTTAACTGTTAATCCTGGAACCAGAGCAATAGTGATATGCCCTGCCCAAAGACAAGTTAAAACATTCATCCATGAGAATTTAGCCTTATTGTTCCAGACTTCTGGTGTTCTTTATGACTCTATAGAGAAGTTCATAGAAGAAGAATTCAGATTAACTAATGGCTCTGTAGTT